TTAACATAACGTACATAATGCGAAGTTAGCCATGTCTAAATTTGTCAGAGCGAAAGCCCCGTAAGCCATTGAAATTCCTGTCAAACCTAGCCCGTTATACTTTTTTGCGATGTTCTTCCATGCTTGCTGTGCTTTGTAGTTTTTGCTTTTATCTGCTGCTAGGTATACCAATACTTCCTCTTCGTTAAGTCCTATTTCTTCCGCTAAATAAAGCGCTTCATTTTCAGTTAGATAGCGCTCTCCAGTTCTTATTTTGCATATTTTCTGGGGCGTGATACCTAAATCGTGAGCAATTTGTTTGTCTTGTACGTAGTTTTTCGCCTTTTTGTAGGCATCTAAAATTTTTTCTTGATACATGTTCGACCCTCCTTTTTTCTCATAATAGCTCATCAGTTCCGATTTTTGGCTACTTGCGATTCCGATTTTTGGCAATTACGATTAACAGAAATCGGAATTCGACCGCCTCGGCTCTGGGCGTTTGCCCTTGACGCTTTCGCGCTTGGCCTTGGCGGTCGCTCTCTCAAGTTAACTGGTCAAGGTGGTTAATATGGATTTAGCAATATCGGCAGTCGTTATTCTCATCGACACAAAACACGGTCAACGCTTCTTTTGCAGATTTGGTAAGTCTGGTTGCGTTCAAACAGCTTGGTCTCTCGCTGGTGCGGAGTTGTTTTTGAAGGACGACGAACGTATTGAGAAAACAAAACAACGCCTCGAAAGCAAGAACAAAAAGTTCAAGCTTCACCATGTCTTTATGAACCAAATGCCAGTTATTGAGGATTGATTATGAAAGTTCAAATCGTTCTCTCATCTGGTTCTAATCCACTTTATTTGCAGTACGTTTCAAAAGGTCACGTTGTCACAACTTACAAACCTAACATGGCAATTACTTTGCCAGAGTCAACGGCTCGTCAATTGCTAACGAAAGTTCAATCTCGTTGGCCTATGGCTCAACTCTCCTACTCTTTGGGCGCGTAATCATGGACAGCGTGTATTTCGACAATGAGCCAGCACATGGGATTAATGCCTATTTCCCTTGGGGTCATCGCTACTTCAAGCATCAAACGGAGTTTGAGCAGTTTCTTGCGGCTCACTATCCCGATGACGCTTACCAGCTCGTCGAAATCACCGATGAAAACTATCAATCACTACTTTTAAAGGGGGTCTTTCATGCAATCTGACGAAATTCGCCCTGTGAAAATTGACCACTTGGCGTTTACGTTCCCGTACTCATCGTTGCGCCATTTGGACAAATCCAATGAGCAAGACTTTATCAACTTGCAGTTCCCTGAGTATCGCGAACCGTTGGCGTTTTCACCGGAAGCGATTGAAGCGGCAATGGCTCGTCATAAAGCGAAGGTGTCTAAGATTCTGTTTCATCGTTTGGAAGAGTTCTTGGAAAAAGTATTCGGTTTCATCATGTCGCCTATGCGTGGCCGTGGCTTACATGGCTATGAAGATTCCGCGTTAATCCTTGATAAAACACGCACCGTTGAGTGCGGCCTGATTGGGATTGGCGGCAATAACAATACCATTTTCATTCAGATTAACGGCACGGGTTGCACCAAGCTGTTTGACCACATCACGCACACCAAATTGCATTGGTGGTTATCAACGATTCTTGGCATTACGCGCTTAGTTCGCTTGGACTTGGCCGTGGACGATTACACCGGAATTTTCGACTGTAAGTATGCGCAAATGTGCTTTTATGAGGGGGCATTTCGCACCGCTCCAAAGGGTCGCGGCCCTTCAATGGTTCCTCATAAACGCATCACGCAAAGCGGTGAATTACTCGAAGAAGCCACCATCGTGGGCTCACGTTCTTCGCTGGTTTATTGGCGTGTCTACAACAAAAAGCTTGAGCAAAAAATCACTGACCCTGACGTGGTTTGGTATCGCAACGAAGTGGAATTGAAAAAGTGCGATATCGATATGCTTGCGGCACCTGCTTCGGCCTTCTCTGGCCTGTGCGACTTTGCCGCCAGTATCGAACCTGCGGAGCCTGTGAGGTTTTCCAAGAACAAGAAAGCAATCGGTCTTGAGTTCTTTGGTCGTATTGCTTGGGCTCGTCGTCAATGCGGAAAGGCATTAGCGGAAATTGTCGCAATGACGGAGGGTGATTTGGGCGAGGCATTCGGCATGCTCATTCCCCCTAAATGGAGACGTACGCACTTCGACGAACTCGGAGTTCCGGACGCTTATACATCACTGAAATATCAAACTTTGGAGTCAAGGTAACATGGCAACTATCACCGGAATCGTTATTAAAGGCTTCCCCAAGTCGGGAACTCAAATCGCTGAACTGAGCGTTTTACGTCCTGTTGAAAACGTCAACGCGGAGAAGTTCAACCAACACGGCATCGGTTTTAATACCGATATCCCCTACAACAAGCAGCCGCTTAAAGTCTCTTTGGACTACGCAAAGCAACTGATTGAAACACGCGCGTTTCTTCCAAACCGTGACTATGAAATCAAGTTCGGCAGCAATCCCGATGACCCTTTAGAAGTGTTGGTGACTCAAATTGTGCCTGTTGATGAAGATGTAAAGAAATACATGGCTCAGCAACTTGATACAAAAGGAAATAAATAACCATGTCTCTTTGCGTTGCTTTTGTTGATGGGGTTTTACAGCAATCACCGGAAGGCGTTTGTCAATATATCTTGCTCTCTCAAGACCAAGTGACGCAATTAGTCAACGCTCAATTTGATTGGACGTTGCTCGAATTTGACCAAGGTTTGTATGAATTTATTGTCACTCAGTCTTTGGTCACTTTCATAGGCGGTCACGTATTAGGCCGCATCTTAAAATACTTTGGAAAACGTTAATTCTGTTCAGGAGAACACATTATGAAATTTGTGAACAAAGCAAAAAACATTCTTAACAGCAAACTGTTGGTTGCTGGCGTGGCGTTAACTTCGGGCTCTGCGTTTGCGGATAACACTACTGCAATCACGGAAGCGGTTACGGCTGGTAAAGCTATGGTTGAACTAACCACCTCGGGCGTTATTGGTATTGCTGCTCTCGGTTTTGGCCTTGGCATGGTTGTCGCGTGGCTTCGTAAGTAATGATAACCACCATCGCCCTTGCATCATTTATGACACTCTCGTTTCTCTATGGTGTGTATACGGGGGTGATATCTGGATAAGGGGGCTACGGCTCCCNTTTTTTATTAGGCTTGATTATGAACTTGAAATTAAACGTATCACTGTTATTTGCCTTACTTGGCTTTGCTTCTAGCGCCTCGGCAGCTTATAGAATAACGACTTCCGATATCGGTGGTACTGGCCTTGTCTTTGATACCTTTCAAGAAATGGATGAACATTATATTGGGCGCTGTGTTTGGAGAAATAACGCTACTCGTAAAATTGTCGGCGTCTCTAATATGGGTTCTACAAATCGACAATATCGGACTCTAGAATCAAACTCTGAATGCTCTACTGCTGGCGGCATGTCACGTACTTATAACGTTTACTTTGAAAGTTTTCAGTGCCCCGAGGGAACAGAATACAATCCCGATACTCAACAATGTGAAGAGCCGCCAGTTGATTGTAAAGAATTAGAAAACACTGACGCGCCTCAGCCTCCAATGCTTCCACCTGAGAACGGTCAACCTATTACGGCCACTCGCCTTTATTGTGATACTGCAAATATGTGTGAGGCTGCGCGTATCTATTACAATGACCAAGATACTTTAACCCGTTCTTTTGTTTATACAGGTCATGAATGTGTAGGTTCAGAGTCGGACTATGCGAATAATCCTTGGTATGGTTCGCACACTGACCCAGACACACCAGACCCCGACCAACCCTTGCCCGACCCTGAACACAAGCCTGACGACCCAACGGGCAATATTGAAGACCCTAGCGTTTTGCCTGATAGCTCTACAGGTCAAGTTCCAGTAGACCCCGACCCCGTCGAACCTGAGCCAGATGTCCCTACCCCTGACCCAACGCCTGACTCTAACGGTGACGTTGTTCAGGCTGTCACTAATTTAAATCGAGACGTCAATAAAACCATTACCTCACTTAATGTGGACATTAACGCGGGTAACGCTCGTCTTGAGTCTGAATTAAAAGGCGTTAACGCCAAAATTACCGATAACACGCAAGCGATTGTTGATTTGCATAAGGCGACTAAACAAGCTGCTGACAATGAAAAGGACGCTCTTGCTCGGATTAAACAAGGACGTCACCACCGCCGTTAACCAAGTTCGCAATGAAACTGCATCAGGGCTATTTGGTGTAAAAGATGCCGTGAATAAACTCGGTGATGATTTAGAAAACCTGCTTTCCGGTAATGGGCGTGGTTTTAACACTCCTTCGGGCTCTGGCGATTGGGACGGTAACGGCAAAGATGGAACGCTCATCGGGGACTCTATCGACGGGATTAAAGGTGAAATCGAGGTGCTTGAACAAGACCTTAAAAACCTTCTTAAAAAGTCTCCCATCAATATGGGGCAAATGAATTTCCAGCAAGGCAGTTATACGCCTGAGTCGTTTGTATTGAAGGGTCAACAGGTTTCGTTCAATCTCTTTGGTATATTAAATGCCGATAAGAACATGATTCAAAGCGTCATTATATTTCTCGCCTTTTTAACTGCTGCTTTCATTATTTTATCGTCTGGTCGAAGTCGTTAAGGGGGCTTAAATGGAATTTTTAATGGATGGATTGCAATACATTGCAAATATGTTTTCAACGGTTGGGGAGTTTATTTCTGGCATCCCTGATTTCATCATGGAAATTTTCGCTTATTGTTGGTTTTGGCTTATCAAACTTTATATCTCCTCACAAATATTCATGGTTGAGTTGGCCTATGAGGTTGCTCAATTAATCTTTCATGAATATGAAGTTTACGGTGTGCTAAATGCCGCTTTTAATAACCTCCCTGACAACTTGCGTTATTCAGCCTATCAATTGGGGGTCGTTGATGCCGTTCGTATTGTGGTTGATGCGATGGGTACGGCCTTTGTTTTGCGTATTATGGGGTGGTGATAAATGGCTGTTTATTTTCGTCATGGCTCTAACGGCTCCTATAAATCCGCTTATGCTACTTGGTTTGAACTTCTTCCAGCCCTTCGCGCTGGTCGCCTTGTTGTTACCAATATTGAAGGGCTTAAACCTCTTGAAGAAATTGAAAACATACTAGGAGAAAAATTCCCTCCCTCAGCTAAATTGATTCGTATTTTTACACGCTCTGAGGAGGGTGTTCTGCTTTGGCAAAATTGGTTCAATTGGATGCCTATCGGGGCGCTAATAATTATTGATGAGTGTCAGGACTTATACAGCGCTGACGTGGGCTTTAAACGCGAAAAGGCTATCGCTCGTCCATTGACTGATTTTTTGCCCTTGTTGCCCGAAAACTTTTCTGAATTGTTTCATTCTCGCTGGATACCTTGTGACCCTGAAAATATGGATGATGGCGATACAGACGACACTAACCGCACTCAATATGATGAGCATGGCCGTCTACTCTACCCGTTTAACTTTTATGGTGCATTCATGCGTCATAGGAAATATCAGTGGGATATCATCATGCTTACGCCTGATTGGACGTCTATCCCAACTTGGTTGCGTGGTTGTGCTCAGGAGGCATATTCACATCGTTCTACGGATACATTTTTTAGAAAGCGTAAGCCGCGCATCTTTAACCATTCTCCAAAATCAACCAAGACCGACCCGACAACAAAGAAAGATGAGCAATATGTAACATCGAAAAAAGTTCCTATTGATGTGTTCGCGCTCTATAAGTCTACGGGAACGGGTGATTTTAATGAGTCAAAAGCAGACGTCACGATTTTTAAATCGCCTCGCTTTATTTTAACAATGCTGATTGCGGTTCTCGCGATTGGCAACACGGTAAGGAATGTTATTAATGCAAGCTCTGATAGTGATGTGGATTCGAATCAAGCGACTGTTTCGCAACCTGCCGCCACTGAAACGGGTGTTAATACCGCTTTATCCGGTTCTCAACCTAGTTCAACGAGTTCTCAAACCAGCTCTTCGAATTCTCGGAGCGTGGATAATCGCAATGATCATCTTCAAGGTGTTGAGCCGCCTGTTCTTGATGATGTAAACCCGTTCTTTGAAACGTTCACCATGTTCAACGGTGCGGACGCGGTTTACCTCACTGCCATTAGCAACAAGTACAGCAAGCGTTTGGGGCTTCGCTCTGACTTCACCTTTAGGATAGATAAAGGGCAAGACTCGTTTTACATCCGTTCGTACGTTCTCGAGGCTTACGGCTACGTATTCACTCAGCTTGATGAGTGTTTAGTTCAAATTCAATCAAAGACCACAACGCGACTTTTAACTTGTCCGCCCTATCGAGATTCAGGAATTGCGCAAGCGGTGACGGGGCGAGATGAGCAAGTGAAGTCACTAACCAACAAAGTCGATATTTTCAGCATGTAGGTGATTTATGAAAGACTATGACTATTACACGATTTCAACGGGTGATTTTCACCTAATCCTTGAGCTTTTGAGTTATTCTTCGCTCATGTTCGCTTTCTTTGGCTTTGTTATTGGGGCTGTATCGGCTTTCCTTTATTTCTCTGAGCCCGCCCCAAAACCTAAACGCCCTTGCATTAAGGAGCGCTATTATCTTGCAAAGTTATTCCGTCATCCTCAGTTTAATGAAATTATGTGTTATTCATTAAAGAATCATTTATTATTTCAATTATCACGATAACAAAAAAAAACATTAAAAATTGCATGTCAAGAATTGACATTTTAATAATAAATCACAGCTCACAAAAATATATTTTCCGTTGCAATATGATTACATATTGACAAAACAAAATAATCCCTACGATTCGTCATATTGATTTTTATTAAAACCCTTTACTATTATAAAGGGTTTTTAATTGCAGCCTCAAATCGCCTTATATTGGCGATTTAACATTTGCAACAAAATAAATAAACGCGCTCATAAAGCGCCATTACTTTACAAATCACGCGCGCGGTGTAAGCCCCGCAGGGATAAGTGAAGCACGTAGTGCAAGCGAAGCACCAAGCCACTCTCCAAACTCAAGTAAGCAAACATCGCCAAATGGCGCGGTTAGTATTCCGCTGTGCTCCTTTGGCATGCTGCCGCCCCTCGCCCTGCTAAGCCTAGAAAAAAGCCGCCACATCAGCATAACGCTCAGCGTTTGCCAGTGTCTCTATCAGTTTTTTTGTGAGCCGCTCGCGGCTCGAAGTCGCGAGACTGAGCAGCGAAGAGCCGCTAGCGGCTCAAACCCCCGTCCTGTATCACGGGGGTAAATTCCCCCGTACTATCCACTCTCACCGAACCAGTCGAACTGCAAACGAAGTGCGCCAGTGTTTGAGCGAAGCGAGTTCTTCCACTGTGCTGACTGATAGCAAAGGGCAACATTTTATACTATGCATTGTGTTTGCTTTTTGAATCAGAACACTTGATCTACTCGAATATTGGTCGTAGCGTGTATGTGCTAGGTTTTATATGTCAAGGATATGAAATGGCTAAGTTTTTAAATACGAGTGCGACAAACTATTATCTCGAAGAACTGATTAAGAACGCATCAGAACGATTGATTCTTATCAGTCCCTTCCTCAAACTCAACGACCGAATTAGAGAGCTCCTAGAAGACAAAGACCGCCTCAAAATTGATATCAGGATTGTTTACGGCAAGAGTGAACTTCAACCTGATGAGATCAACTGGCTTAAAGGGTTGTCCTTCGTGCGTACTAGCTTCTGCAAGAACCTACACGCCAAATGCTACATAAACGAGAGCTCTTGCATCATAACAAGCCTTAATCTCTATGAATTCAGTCAAGTGAACAACAATGAAATGGGCATTTTCGTTGACCGTGATTCGGACAGTGATCTTTACAGAGATTCTTATGAAGAAGCGCAACGTATCATTCGTATAAGCGATGAAGTCAGAATTTCTTTAGAAAAGGTTTCGGCTGAAGCAGAAGATACTGGGCATGATGAGGAGTCAAAATCCACGGACGATCAATCTAAGGTCACTTCATCCAAACTTGCGAAAAAACACAAGCTAAAAACCGAAGACTTCCTTCAGTTGTGTGTTGTTAAGGGGTATCTCACCGTAGATAACGGAAAGCATATTCTAACGGAATCGGGTAAAGCGCAAGGTGGCGAGTTCAAATACAGTAAACGCTTTGGCCCTTACTTCATTTGGCCAGAAATGCTTGATTTTGCTTAGTATAATTCTACCCCTGTTCTTTAGTACGGGGGTAATACACCCTTTTATATCAACACTAAGCTAAACATATTACCTATAAACATACGAGCATTCGTGCGATAATTTGATTTAACACCACTTTTTACAACACAGCCTCTGGTATTATCCGCACAAGGCTTAAGTAGGGTCTCCTTTTAAAGTGAAGCTATCTGCACAAATTAAACTATACATTTTATCGCTAGCGATTCTTTTTCTTATAGTTTTCTTGATTACAGTAAAACTCGACGTATGTATAAAAGACATTGATTGCACTTCGTTAACATGGAAGGACTACGCTTTCGCTAACTGGTTGCCAATCATAATGTTGATATTGATGCTTTATTGCGAAATTATCCGCAGAGAATTCGAACATATGCTTGATGGCGGGGCTGGCGATAGCATGTTTGTCGTTGAGTGCCAAAGCGAAAATTACGAACATCTTACCTTTTTAGCTACGTACATAATCCCTTTCTTTGGATTTAGTTTCACCGAAACAGGCCGCCTTTTAGCATATGGTGTCTTATTGATAGTAATCGGAGCGATCTTTATCAAAACAGACAGGTATTATGCGAACCCTACCCTTGCGCTGTTTGGCTATAAGCTTTACCGAATAACAATGTCAGACGCAAACGCTCGTTACGAGTCTGTCATCGTTATTACGAAAAGTACTCTATCTGCCAATCAGTCTGTTAACTATAAGTTATTGTCAAATAACGTTTATTATGTAAGGAAAATCGTGCAGTGAATACCCAAGAGATTAAGGCTGTACTAAAAAATTTTGCAGAAAATGCCACAGGTATCAAGTTCTACTTTGTCGATACGAACAATAACATAACAGCAAGTGATATCCGTAACGAAGAATTAGATGGTGCTAAAGCTGAGTTTGCTAACTCTCTGCTATCAAAGTTTGTCAACAACGAGTCTTTCACAACTCCATTTTTATCAAACTACGATGAACGCAAACACGCATTATATAAATTTGATTTTGATGAGACTCCAAGTGCATTTGGCTTACTCGATCAAGCATTAGCTATACGAGCTGACGAGCCGGTTAATGTATACCAGGCTCGAGACAATAAGTTAGAAAACATTGAAGCTGTTATCATTGTGCTAAAACATCGTGACGGTAGACAAATTGGTTTTTATCAACAAGTATTTAATGTTTCACTCCTACAAAGTCAAAAAGGCATTGCAAACCTAACTACCCACGAATCACGTATTATTAAGTTACAGACTGATGTGCTAAGAATTTCATCAAACTTTGTTTTTGCTAAAGTGTTAGATCACATTCTAGTAGAAAATGTTAAAGCGCTAGAAAATCAACTAGGGTTTAAGGACGTTGTTCATGCCCAAGCAGAACAGTACTTTGAACAGATCTCAGAAATGAATTTCGGTGACAATTTGGACATTTTCCGCGAGAAAATTGTGGAAGATACATCGTTTGCAAGAAAGGTTGTAAAAGTAGCTCGTCACTCCGCTGTTTTAGAAAGCTCTATCTCTACAGCTGATCTTATTGCTTTCGTTAAGCAAAAGGAACACTACGCGGACGTTTTCAGATTCAACGAAGATGAGACGAAATTTGACTTTGGAAGTATTAATCGCTGTAGAAAGTTTCTTGAACTGTTGGATGATGACTTGCTAACTTCTCCTTTAACGAACAAGGACTATATCGCAAGAGCTAAAGATCGACTTTAGCTTAGAGGCCGAACTAAATCAGTTCGGCTTTTCTTTAGCAACTAATTGATTACGTTCCCCTCCTGTATTCACAGTGAGGTGAAAAGAGTTATTTTCCTTTTATTCTACTAATTGCCCTAGCGTATTTTAGAAGTATAGAGTTAGTTTTTATGTCATCTGGAGCTGCGATCTCCAAAAGGGCCAATCCGGTTAGAACTTCTTGTGCAGTAACTAACTTACCAGTAGGTAGCTCTAGCTTATCATAGTGCATTCTGAAGGCTTCCCACGAATCACAAGATGATAGTTCACGCCCTTTTGACATTCTCATCAGCCTTTTACATTCACTCGGTATCGTTTTACCTTTATCCCACTCCTTGACCTGCCTCACACTTTTAAAACAAAGTTTAGCGGTCTCTTCCACGGTTAAGCCGCATTCAAATTCACGAAAAACAAAGTTTTTTGTCATTTCGTAATACTTCAT